AACAACGTCTACACTTAGGCGTTAAGATGTTAGATTACTTAGCCAAATTAGGTTTAATTAAAATACAAAATAGAAAAATAAATAAATATAAAACCGTCACTTATGTTGAAGCAACAAGAAAAATTATAGACGAGATAAGAAACTTTAATATTAAGAACGAAGCATTACAACCTAAGTATCTTCCAATGTTAATGCCACCAAGAAAGTGGGATTGCAACCCTTTTGTTGGTGGTTATTATGGTCGTAAACATAACTACGAAAACAAAGCTGAAGATGTAAAGGGAACTTCCGAAAAACCATTTAGACTACCATCAGGAGAATAATTTATATGCACTATAACCTCGTTAAAGCTAGTAATAGAAGATACCTTGAAGAATTAAAAAACAGAGGACACGAAATGAAACCTTTGTATGACGCTGTAAATATTATGCAAGACACTGAGTGGGTAATAAACAAAAGAGTTTATGATGTTATTGTTAAGTTAATTGAAACTGATAATCCACTGGGTAAACTTCCAGTAAATCCACAGCATATTGAATTACCAATTAAACCTGTAGACATAGAAACTAATAAGGAAAGTTTAGTTAGATGGAAACGTGAAGCAAGTTTAGTTTACAAAGAGAGAGCCAAGTCTAAATCTAAATACATACAGGTCAGACAAATACTTGAAGAAGCTAGATTGTTATTAGACAGGTCATTCTTCTATCCATATCAATTAGATTTTAGAAGTAGAATATATCCTAAACCTGCAATGCTATCACCACAGGGTGCTGACTATTCAAGAGCATTACTTAAATTTAAATATGGAAAACAAATGAAAGAGAATAATTCTTTTGAAGCGTTTGCAGTAGCAGGTGCAGGTCTATATGGAGAAGTAGATAAAGAAGATATTGAAACAAGATTAAAGTGGGTAGAAGATAATATGCAAAGGTTTATTAATTGTGCTAAAGAACCATTGACTGACACGGACTGGTCTAAAGCTGATAAACCTTTTTCTTTTTTGGCGTGGTGCTTTGAACTTAAAGATTTTGCTGACACAGATTATGACGCTAGTTTTATTACAACATTACCAATACAATCCGATTGTTCTAACTCAGGACTACAGCATTATTCAGCTATGATGAGAGACCCAATAGGTGGTAAGGCAACAAACTTAACACCATCAAACAAACCACAAGATGTTTATAGAATTGTTGCTGAAAAAGTAAAAATGAAACTCAGAGATAAGTCAGATGAAATGGCTAAACTATGGCTAGAATATGGCGTAGATAGGAAGCTATGTAAGAAACCTGTTATGTGTTTACCATACTCATTAACTCAATATTCCTGTAGACAATATTTACAAGACCACGTTGAAAAAGAATTTAAAGAACGTGGAGTACAACATAAGTTCGGTAGAGATTTATTTAAAGCTACAAACTATTTAACACCTGTAGTATGGGAAGCAATCAATGAAGTAATATTAGGTGCTAAAAAAATTATGAAGTTTTTAAAAGAAGTATCAAGATTAGTTGCTTCAGAAAACTTACCTGTATGTTGGACAACACCAAGTCCTTTAAACTTCCCAGTACAAATGATGTGTTATAAAAAAGAAAGTAAAAGAGTAAAGACCAAGATGGGTGATAGTATAATTAAATTATCTATTCAATCAGATACTGAACAAATAGATACAAGAAAAACAGCACAAAGTATTTGTCCTAATTTTATACATAGTCTTGACGCTTCAGTATTACAACTTGCAGTAGTTAAAGCTAAAGAAAAAGGTGTCACTAATTTCAGTCTCATTCACGATAGTTTTGGTTGTGTTGCAACAGATGTACCACTTCTATCAGAAGCTATACGTGAAGCATTTTGTGAAGTGTATGAACAAGATGTATTAACTAATTTTGCAAAGGAAATGAAAGATATGTTGTCACCTAAAAACCTAAAGAAATTCCCTAATATACCTGAACGTGGAGACTTAGATTTATCATTGGTGAAACAATCTGTATTTTTTTGTGTATGAGATTAAGTTCCACTTATGGCTACATAGCCAAAACAAAGGAGAATAAATATGGCAATCTCTAATATATCGGTTATTGGTGAAGCTGTATATCCACACTTAAACAAACCTGACGTTAAATGGAACGAAGCAGGTGAGTATAAAGTGACCTTAAAAGTAGCTAAATCAGACGCTTCTGAAATGCTGAAGTTATATAACAAAGCGATAGATGACAGTCTAAAATTAGCTGAAGAACAACACAAAGGTAAGGGTATCACACACGCACCGAGACCATACAATGAGGAAAACGGTTTTGTTTTCTTCAAATTTAAGATGAAAGCCACTGGGGTAAATAAGAAAACAAAAGAAAAGTTTTCTCAAAGACCCCAGTTGTTTGACGCAAAGAAAAACCCTATACCTTTATCAACTTTGATTTGGGGTGGTACTAAGATGAGGGTCGCTTATGAATTAGTACCTTACTATGCACCAATGATAGGTGCAGGTATAACTGCTAGATTAAAAGCAGTACAAGTTATTGAACTTGTAGAGGGTAAAGACAGCAATCTTTTTAAAGAAGAAGATGGCTACGAAACAGCAACCCCTGAACCAGATGTAATCTCAAATGAAAAGACAACAGTTCAAGAGAGTAAAGACTTCTGATGGTTCTGTTTTAAAATCAGGATTGGAAGAAGCAGTCTTTAATTATCTTCACAAAGTTAAATTAAATTTTACTTATGAGGGTATGAAGATTGTTTACTTCCAACCTGCAATTAAAAAAACATATACCCCAGATTTCCCATTTAAAAATTGCAACATAGTCATAGAGACTAAAGGTGCTTTCAATTCTGCTGATAGAAAGAAGATGAAAATTATAAAAGAGCAGAATAAAAATTTAGATATTAGATTTATATTTTCTAATGCAAAAAATAAAATTGGTAAAAAATCAAAAACAACTTATGGTAAATGGTGTGAGTTGTTTGGATTTAAATATCATTGTATACAATCAACAAAAGAAACCTTTCCAAAAGAATGGTTAAAAGAAATAAAGGATAAACAAAATGGCTAGAGAGGAAACTAAATACATAGTAATACATTGTTCTCAAACGAGACCATCACAAAAGATAGGTGCTAAAGAGATTGACCGTTGGCACAGAGAAAGAGGGTGGTTGAAGATTGGTTATGGTCGTGTCATAAAAAGATGTGGTACGGTTGAACAAGGCAGAGGTGATGATGAAATTCAAGCACACGTCAAAGGATATAATCATTGTAGTTTTGGATTATGTTTAGTTGGTGGTGCTAAAGAAGAAAACTGGAAAGAACCTGAAGATAATTTTACTGCTGAACAATGGGAAGCACTCAAAAAAGAATTAGAAAACTTATTAGAAAAATATCCTAATGCACAAATAGTAGGACACTATATGTTAGATGAAGCAAAGACTTGTCCTAACTTTAATGTAAGAGAATATTTACTGAATGAAGATATAAAGAATTACAAGTTCCAAGATGGCTTGACTGACGATAAAGATTTGCAGGAGTTGGAATAGCTTTTTTTCCTTTCCCCTATGAAAACCACTGAAAAATTTTTACGTCACGCACCTTGTGAAAACTGTGGTAGCCGAGATAATTTGGGTGTCTATGAAGACCACACTTATTGTTTTGGTTGCCACGAGTTTAAAAAAATTAATGGTGAACTTCCACAACAAACAAAACAGGTTATAAGAGATATGATAGTAGGCAGTATAAAACAATTAGATAAAAGAAAAATAAATGAAGATACCTGTAAAGTTTTTAATTATGAATGTGGTGAGTATGATGGAAGACCAGTACAGATAGCCAACTACTATGATAAAAATTATAATAAGGTTGCACAAAAATTAAGATTTCCTGATAAGTCTTTTAAATGGTTTGGTGATACAGATAAAATTACTTTGTTCGGTCAGCAAAATTGGAGAGACGGTGGTAGAACAATTGTAATTACAGAGGGTGAATTAGATTGTCTTTCAGTATCACAAGTAAACAATAATAAATATCCTGTAGTATCTATACCAAGTGGTACAGCTTCTGCAAAAAAATATATTAAACAAGAATTAGAATGGTTATCAAAGTTTGAAAAAATTATTTTGATGTTTGATAATGATGAAGCAGGTATGAAAGCCAGTGTTGAATGTGCAAACTTATTACCTGTAAGAAAAGTATTTATAGCAAAAGTACAAGGCAAAGACGCAAACGAATTATTACAAAACAACAAAGCAACAAAGATAGTAGACGCAATCTTTGAAGCTAAACACTATACACCACAAGGTATTATTGAGGGTGTTGATACAA